CATCAAGATGGTACAATAATCCATGAAGATGGCTCTACTAGTGTGGTAAGTGTACAAACGGCGCAAGCCATATTAACTCTTCATAAAAGTTTGAATGAAGATAATAAAACAAAGTATGTGAATTTGGTAACAAAATCGAATTACCACTTAGAGAAAGCATCTGAATTTGCATGGAAACATTTAAAATAACAGGATAGAAAATGGCAAACCAATTTACATACCAAATCTTAAAAGATACGACAGAACACGTTATTATTAAATTAACGGGCCGATGGGATAGTAATGATCAAGAAGATAATCCAAACCGTATTTCTGCAAACTCTTTGTATGGTGCATTAAATTCAAATACTGTTCCTGGATTATTATCCGCCGGTGGCGATCCGTTGCCTTATTACGGTTTAACTGTACACCGTATTTGGTATGATACATACAATGGTGCTGGTGGAGACCTTGAATTGTATTGGAATGCCAATCCCGTTATTACATTGATGTTGTTGTCCGGCAATTCAGAATATGATGGTGCTGGTAACTGGATAACAATTCCAAACGCAGCAAAAGACACAGACGGTTGTAATGGAGATATTGGTGTTCGCACAAGAGGTTATGCTGCAAATACTTCTTATACCATGGTTATTGAATTGCGTAAAGAAAATGAATATTACCAGCGTGGTCAGTTTAATGATCCTGCTGCATTTAATTATCCTCCTTTTGGTGTCAGACCCTAATGAAGGAGTTTGTTTCTAAACTTCTATCTAACAATGTTGTAGAAGCTAGAAATATTTTAGATTTAAAAATTAAAAATTTGGTTGAGAAAAAAATCAACCAAGTTAAGTTGCGTTTAACGGCTGAAATGTACGATGATACGTTGGAAGAGAAATTTTCTTCAATAGGATACGGACAATCAAACCTTGGATCTGGTAAACAAAGAAATAAAAATACCGTTACACGGTCGAATATAATTCGGCAAGGACGATCTAAGTTGGTTAAAGTTCGTATTCGTAAAGGTAAATTACAACGCCGTAAAAAGTTTTCGGCAATAAAAGGTTATACAATTCGTGGTGGCAAGTTAACAAGAATGATGCCAGCGGAACGCAGAAATCGTAGAGTGGGATCCAAAAGATCCTTATTTAAACGCCGTGCAAAGTTACAATTGTCGGTAAGAAGAAGAAAAATTTCTTTAAGAAAAAGAAGGGCAATCGGAATATGAAGTTAATCAAAGAAATTAACGAAACGGTAAATTACGTTACTGAAGAAAAAGATGGAGCCAAAGCTCTCTTCATTGAAGGTCCTTTTTTGGTTTCCGAAAAGAAAAACCGCAATGGACGTTTGTATGAATACAACACGATGAAAAAAGAAGTTCATCGTTATACAGAAGAATATATTAATAAACATCGTGCTTTTGGTGAATTGGGTCATCCAGAATCTCCTAGTATTAATCTAGATAGAGTTTCACATATGATTACCAGCCTTAAAGAAGATGGTACACAATGGATCGGTAAAGCAAAAATACTCGATACACCAATGGGTAACATAGCACGAAGCCTTATTGAAGGTGGCGCCCAATTGGGGGTATCTTCAAGGGGCATGGGTTCGTTGAAAAATGTTAACGGTGTTAATGTTGTTCAAAACGATTTTTATCTAGCCACAGCGGCAGATATTGTAGCAGATCCTTCCGCACCTGGTGCTTTTGTACAAGGAATCATGGAAGGTAAAGAATGGATGTTAGTCAATGGTGTTTGGACCGAACAAGATTATTCTGAGGCGGTTACACAAATCCGTCAAGCATCACAGAAGGAAATCGAAGAAGTAAGTCTACGCATTTTTGAGAACTTCTTCAAAAAACTTTAAATATAAATACCAATATAAATCAAGGAGATTTTCAAAATGGGAAAATTTAATCTGTCCGAAGCCGCTAAAGAAATTCTTAGTGCTTCAGTAAACGCTAAAAAGGGTGGTCAAGATAAACCATCAAAATTACATGGCGATGTTGCTTATGGCACCAAAGAAGCTGGTGACATTGGCCATAGTCCAACAAAAACAACTGATGAGTTACCTGAGTACACAAAAGGTACACCTTCTGCTACTCCTCCTGGTGCAACACCTCCTGTAGGTTCTGAGCCAATGAAGAAACTTAAAGGTCAACCTGGTGAAACCGAAGGTTCTGCTCATACAAATCACGAAGAAGAAGAAGAAAGTTACGATAATATTCGTGACCGCAAGCCTTCCAAGTTGGCTAAACAAACAATGCAATCTAATCCAGGTGCTACATTTCAACAATACGAAGAAATTGAATCTGACGATGAAGCAATTTATGAATCTGAAAAACATGAAGATGAAGCTCAAGATAAAGCTTTGATTAAAAAAATGGTTAAAAAAGCAGACCTTAAAGAAAAAATGAAAGAAGATATGGATGCATTGATGTCTGGCGAAGGTTTGTCAGAAGAATTTGTAACTAAAGCTTCTACAATTTTTGAAGCTGCTGTTATTGCTCGTGCTGAAGAAGTTATTTCTGTTGCTGAACAAGAACTTACAGAACAATTTGAAGCCGCTGTAGAAGAAATTAAAGAAGATTTAGCCGGTAAGGTTGATGACTATTTAAACTACATGGTAGAAGAATGGATCAAAGATAATCAAATCGCTATCGAAAAAGGCCTTCGTGCTGAAATCGTTGAAGATTTTATTACAGGTTTAAAAGATTTGTTTGTTGAACATTACATCGATATTCCTTCCGAAAAGGTAGATGTTGTTGAAGAGTTGGCCAATAAAGTTGAAGAACTCGAAGCCACTTTAAATGAACAAATTAATAAATCGGTTGAGTTAACAAAAGAACTCAATGAGCAAAAGAAAATTGAGGCTATCTACACAGCGTGTGAAGGCCTGTCGCAGACCCAAGTAGAAAAATTGAAATCACTTGCAGAAGGTGTTGAATATACTACAGAAGGCGAATTTGCAGCTAAAGTTGAAACTCTAAAAGAATCATATTTTAGAGCTGACGTTAAAGTTGCTGATAACTCTGCACTCGATGACGAAGTGTTAATTGAAGAAGAAAAGAAAGTTGTACGTTCTGAAGATCCTTCAATGGACATTTACGCAAAAACCATTTCACAATCCTTGGCCAAATAAGCCATAATATACAAAATAAGGAAAATTACAAATGTATATGACTGAAGAATTAAGTAAGAAATGGCAACCTGTTCTGGAGCACCCAGAGCTCGAAGCTATTAAAGACCCATACAAGAAAGCTGTTACAGCACTTGTTTTGGAAAATCAACAACAAGCTATGCGTCAAGATGCACAAGCTTTGAACGAAACTACTGAATCCGGCCCAACTAACGTTGCTGGTGGTGTACAGAATTTTGATCCAATCTTGATCTCTTTGGTTCGCCGTGCTTTGCCTAATCTAATCGCTTATGACGTTGCTGGTGTTCAACCAATGACAGGTCCTACCGGTTTAATTTTTGCAATGCGTGCTAAATATAGTGCTCAAGGTACTCCTGGTACTGGTGATGCTAACGAAGCTTTCTTTAACGAAGCCAATACAATGTTCTCTGGTTCTGGTTCACAGGCTACAACATACGGTTTCCAAGGTGCTTCTTATGCAAACGACACAGCAGTTAGCCCAATCGCTAACGAAGCTGCTAATGCCTATACAACTGGTGTTGGTATCCCTACAGCTACTGCTGAACAGTTAGGTGTTGCTGATGGTTCATTCCAACAGATGGCTTTCTCTATTGAGAAAGTTACTGTAACTGCACAAAGTCGTGCTTTGAAAGCTGAGTATTCATTAGAACTTGCTCAAGACTTAAAAGCCATCCATGGTTTGGATGCTGAAACAGAATTGTCAAACATTCTGTCTACAGAGATCCTTGCTGAAATTAACCGTGAAGTTATCCGTACTATCTACTCTACCGCTGTTTTGGGTGCTCAGTTTGGTGTTACAAACACAGGTTATTTTGACTTAGATACCGATTCAAACGGTCGTTGGTCTGTTGAGCGTTTTAAAGGCTTGATTTTCCAAATTGAACGTGATGCTAACGTTATTGCTAAACAAACTCGTAGAGGCAAAGGTAATGTCCTTATCGTTTCTTCTGACGTAGCTTCTGCAATGGCAATGGCTGGTGTTCTTTCTTATACACCTGCTTTATCTGCTGACCTAACAGTTGACGATACAGGCAACACATTTGCTGGTTTGTTACATGGCCGTATTAAAGTTTATATCGACCCATACTTTGGTGGTTACACATCAAATCAAGAGTTGGTAACAGTTGGATATAAGGGTTCTTCTCCTTATG